GGATTTAATGACAAGTTGTCAGGGCTCATTATTTTGGGGTCAAGGCAAATGGCATTTGAAAGCCGGAGACTATAACGCCTCGGTCGAGACTTTTACGCTCGATGATTTTCGCGGACCGATTACGCTTGATACAAAGCACTCGAGGAGAAATAACTTCAACGTTGTTCGAGGGACGTTTAACGATGCGAGCCATGATTATATATCTGCGAACTATCCAGAAATAAAATCGACGACTTTTATTAGCGACGACAACAACATTGAAAGCGCGATCGACTTAGCGTTGCCTTTTACGACGTCGAAAACAATGGCGCAGCGTCTAGCAAAAATGACGCTATTCCGCTCTCGAGAACAGCTTACACTTTCGGCGGACTTTAGCCTTCGAGCGTTCGATGTTGAGGTTGGCGATGTTGTTGCGATTACAAACTCGAGACATGGGTTTTCTGCTAAGGAGTTTGAAGTTGTAGGATGGAGGTTCTTTAACGATGGTAATAACGCAAGCCAAAAGGTTAGTTTAACTCTAAGAGAAACAAGCTCAGCGGCGTTCGATTGGAATGCCGAGGAAACTGATTTCACAAATAACAACTCAACGCTTCCAAATCCAAGCGCTGGATTAACAATTAGTAATCTTACCGCCAGTGGCGGAGGAAAAACTCAGGGCGACGGAACGTTTATTAATAGCGTTATTTTAAGTTGGACAGCGGCCGCGAATGTTTTTGTCTCGCATTATGAAATTCAGTGGAAGGCGACAGCCGACAGTAATTACAACTCGACAACAACTCCGGAAACATCGATCGAGGTTTCTCCGCTTGTCGATGCTATTGAGTACACATTAAGAGTTCGAGCAATTACAACGGATGGCAGAGATGGCGCGTTTGCTAGTGTTACTTTTACCGGCGGCGGAGATACGACGGCCCCGGCTTTACCGACTACAATAACCGCTGTTGGCGGTTTTAAGTATATCGATATCAATTGGACAAACCCGGCGGATAAAGATTTAAACTTTGTCGAGATATATGAGAATGCAACGAACACAAGCTCAGGGGCCACACTTGTCGGAACTAGTTCCGGGAGTTCTTTTACTCGAACTAACTTAGGTCTTAGCGCAACCAAATATTACTTTTTAAAGTCAGTCGATTTTACCGGGAATAAGTCTGCATTTACAACAGGCGTTTCCGGCACAACCACATATCTAGATGATCCCGATTTTGAAAACGGTATCAGACAGATTTTTCTCGATGCTGGATTAGATGTTATTGCGCCAGTTAGTTCGCTTCCGACCGCTGGTGACTTTGTTGGACAGAATGTTTTTCTGACTTCGGATAATAAATTATATGGATGGAACGGATCAACTTGGGTAAGCTCTTCTGGCGGAGTGAGTAGCTTCTCGGGATTAAGTGGATCAATTGCCGCAAGCCAAATTCCAGCCGGGACTATTACAGAATTGAAACTTGCTGATAATAGTGTAACGGCGAATAAAATTAGCGCTAATAGTGTCGGTGCATCAGAGATTGCAGCAAATGTCATTACAGGTAATAAAATTGCTGCAAACACAATAACAGGTGGTTTGCTGGCGACTTCGGGAATTATAACCTCGGCGGCTCAAATAAACGATGCAATAATAACAAATGCAAAAATTCAAAATTTAGCAGTAACGACAGCAAAGATTGGAAATAATGCGGTAACGTTTCCGCAATTAGCTCAAGGAAGCGCGTCTACTGTTATTGATTTTCAAACAACATCCGCGACAACGTTGGTTACTCTGAGTGTTAATAATTCTGGGGCAAGCGCTCAAGTAACTGCTAATATGTTTGTTACACATCACAACAACAACGTAACAACCCAATCCGCAGAATATCGACAATTTAATTATTTCTTAAAGAGAAATGGAAGCACCATTATTGGTTTTAATAATGCCAAGGTAGGACACCAGAACTCTCCCTCGTTTACACTTCCAGCGCTGGATAGTCCTAGCGCTGGGACTGTTGTTTATACACTTGTTGTTCAAAATACTGGTGGCAATACCTCAAAAACAAAATTTATGTATCCCTCAATTTCATACGTCGAGTTAAAGAAATGAATACTTACACAATTTATAATTCAGAAAAAATTATTATGACGCTCCAGGGTACTCCGGAAACATTAGATTTAAATGTTCACGACGGACAGAGTTTTGTAGAGGGTAAATTTTCAGACGAATTTTATTATGTTAAAAATAATGAAATAAAAGAATATCCGACAAAACCTGATTACCCTGTGACGTTTAATGCAGATACTGAGCAATGGGATCAGGACGATGCTAGTTGTTGGGGTTTAATAAGATATGAACGTAATAATTTATTATTACAATCCGATTGGACACAAGCTTCAGATAGCTCCCTCTCAGATAGTAAAAAAACTGAGTGGGCGAGCTATCGACAGATTTTGAGGGACTTACCGGCAAACACGACGGACCCTCAAAATGTTAGTTATCCGGATAAACCCGAATAGCTTTTAATCAAAAAAACAAATTTTTTAAACCTATCTGATTGATGTAAAATGCAACCAGATTTTTCAAGGAGAATACAAAATGGCAACAATGGCGGATCGTTGTTTTGACAACGGATTGACAGTTTTAGACACCGAGGCAAATAAAATAGTAGTGACCTCTCAAGAGGCGACAACGTTCGCAAACGCAAACGCGACATACGCTCTCGGCAACTCAACTTCTTTAAACATTGCATCTCCGACCGATCGCAGTGGCGGCGGTCGAGAAGTGATAGCGGCGGCAATCACTGATGGCTCGATCACCGGCACAGGGACGATTACTCACTATGCGCTAATCGATACCACAAATTCACGACTTTTGATTACTGGCGCTCTATCAGCTTCGCAAAGTGTAACCTCCGGGAACTCATTTACTATCGCACAATTTGCGGTCGGAGTGCCTGATCCATCATAGGAATTTGAGATAATGACAATCAACCACGAGCTCTTTGTAGTGCCGGATGAGCACGCAAAAAAAATTCAAGAAAAAGGTTTTACGACCGATCAAAAAAAATCCGACGAGAAACCTAAAGAAAAAAAAGGCGAATAGAACATGGTTAAATTTGCTGATAGAGTTAAGGTTTCGACAAGCTCGACCGGCACATCGACCATTGTTTTAGGTTCGGCCGTCGCTGGATATCAAACTTTTTCGGCTGGGGGAATTTCTGATGGCGACCTTGTTCGATACGTTATTGAAAACGGAACAGCCTGGGAAATTGGTCAGGGACAATACACTCACTCCGGGACGCAACTCAGTCGAACTTTAAGCAGTAGCTCGACCGGTTCACTTTTAAATTTATCCGGGACTAGCTATGTTTTTATAAGTCCCTCGGCGTCTGATTTAACACTTGCCGGAGCCAGTCATAATTTTACGAGCTTTACCTCGACAGCCGGTCAAACTTCTTTTTCTGTAAATTATAGTGTCAATAATATTTTGATATTTTTAAACGGGGCAAAGCTCGATGCTAGTAGCTTTACGGCGTCCAGCGGTTCGAGCGTCGTCCTGGCCGTTGCAGCTTCGGCTGGCGATATCCTCGAGGTCATCGAGTATGGCGGAGCGTCTGCAAATTATTCAACAACCGAATTTACAGCGACCGCAAATCAAACGGCTTTCTCCGGTACTTATAATATAAACAAAAGCGCTGTTTTCATAAACGGATTATTAATCCAGCCGACGGCGGACTATTCGATCACAAACTCGACTGTAACTTTGTCAAGCGGTTGTTCGGCTGGCGACCTAGTACAAGTCCAGCAATACACAATTTAAAGGATAGAAAATGAGCATTAACAGAAACCTCTCAAAATTTGCGGCGACAGTAAATTCCGATGGCTCATTAGCTGGAACCTCGGTCGTTGTTACGGTTGCCGGTGGAAAATTTGTAATCGATGGGACTTCTCAGCAAACAATGTTTATTCCCAAGGGCGTCAAAATCCGGTTCGATGTTTCTAATAGTTCGGTTAGCGGCCATCCACTGGTGTTTTCTACTGGATCGAACGGCGCTGGTTCCTCTTTTACACAAGGGATTACGACAAGCGGAACGGCCGGATCGACCGGGGCTTATGTTGAGGTCTTGCTCGAGCAAGATGCACCGGATCATCTCGGATATTTTTGCTCGAACCATAGTAATATGGGCGGCCTCGTAAAGACCGCTCCGACCGGCGATGCTAACTTTGCAAGCTTCGCGGACACATTTACTTTTCCAACAAGTGATGGTTCAGCAAGCCAGGTGTTAAAAACTGACGGAAGTGGCACATTATCATTTGGAACAGTTGCCGCAAGCTATGGAAATAGTGATGTAGACAGTCACCTAAATCAATCTAATCCTACAAGCGGATATGTCCTTTCTTGGAACGGATCAGATTATGCCTGGGTATCTAATGCCGGATACACCGACGCTAATGTAAATACTCACTTGAATATAAGTGGTGCTTCATCGGGTCAAATCTTAGGTTGGAACGGTAGCGATTATGCTACCGT